TATCTAAAAGCCCGTATAACGCGCTGTCAAGGATGAAGGCATCAATTATTGGTTCCAGGGTAGTCATAGTTACACGCCAGGAGTTAGGCGTGATTGACATAGCCTTGCCAAACACCTGTAGGGTTTTAGTCAAGGTCGAGGCCCCTGGCTGGGTAGTTGTAATAGTTACAGGGTCAAAGTAATCAAGGTCGAGGGCTGCAATAATGCCAGCGTTGTAGTTAGCCGTGTAGAGGTCAAGGGTTATAGCATCGCATCGCACGGTAGTTTCAGCCCTACTGGCAACATAGGCTTGGGCGTATTGCAGAGCAACGGCATCGGTCTGCATAAGTAGGTTTTGCTGGTTATAGCTATGTAAAAAGTATTTATCTATGCTGGCCTGGTTACTAGCCGTTTGTACCGTGCCGCCTGTGCGGGTCACATTGGCCTGGTTATAAACTAGGACATCGTTTAGTATCCAAACGGCATTAGAGTAAGAAATATCGCTGCCGTTATCGTTAAATAGCACGGGTGTACCTGTTACAGATGAGGCCGTAATAGACCGATCAAGAAAAATAAAACTTCCCGAGGCATCTACATAGAGAGCGCCATACTCCGAAGTTTCTATTACCTGCATAGCGCTTAGGCCTGTGCGTTGGCTACCAGGATCAGCCTGGACGGAAGTTAGCCCGCTTGAAATTGACCGCATCGAGTTAGGCCAAGATATAGTGTCGAGCAGCTGGGTAATGCGAGTGCCGCTTAAATCTCCTGCCGTTGCCCCTGCCACCGTTGCTATCTGAGCGTTTTGGGCCAGTCTAAAAGCATCTACGGCCTCTATCGTGGTATAAACCACATCGTTAGCATTTTGGGGTGTAGTTGTAGAGTAACTTGTAATGTAACCCATAAATATAGGATAAGTAGTTGCCTGATATGTAGCCGTTATCTGCACTTTACGCATAGGTGTTAAATAAGTGTAATAAGGGCTATTTACATTTTGCGGGTTAAAATCTCCATTTTGATCCACAATACGCAGGCTTAGGCTACCTGTTTGGAATTGGTCGGCCTGTGCGTTACGGCCTCGCTGTGTAGTTATGTTATTTATTACATCGCTTACATCCACAATAACGCTAGCAGCATCGGCCAATATATTAGTATCTAATAGCCCTTGGTCTAATATCATCGCTTGAGCAAAACTAGGCCCCGTACTAAAGTTAATAAAAGCATTTACTACTGGGATGCTCACCCTATGCCACCTGCATAGTCTAGGTTATTGCCAAACCTATTGTTATTTTGTATAGCCCTTTGTACATTGGCTGCAAACTCAGCATCGGATATAGTATAGATAGGTGCGTTAAAGTTAAGAGTAGAGCCAGCGTTGTATAAAGAGCTAGCCTTAAAAGCTGCCTCATTTTGTGCATTTTGATAATCTAGTAAATCGGCTGCAGCGTTAGCCGCTGCCGTTGCAGCATCCCAATACTCAAAGAGTGCATCCGTACCTAGTGCAGTTTGTAATAAAAGTGTAGTTTCGGCTTGGGTTATTGTGCCTAACTTGCCGCCTGTTGCCCCCGTTGTACCAGCCCCAGCACCTGCACCTGCTCCTGCTCCTGCTCCTGCACCGCCGCCTTTAGCCGCAGCGGGTACAATAATTTGAATACCTTGCAACGCGTTAAGTGCCTTTATTTTTGCTATAGCTGCATCAAGGTTAGCCAGGTCTATTAAACTCTTGGGTACAAAACTTTCTAATATAGTTTTAATATCAGCCAATTTTAATGATTGATTACTTAAAGTACCTAATATGGCTATATCTGTGTTTAGTTTTTTAGCCGCTGCCGTAGCCCCTGCTACATCTTTAGCAGCTATAGCATCTTCCAGGACTAACATATCTTGCTTAATAGTCAGGCGTGCTAAATCGTTAGCAATACTAAGTAGTTGAGTTTGCGAGGTGGCTTTGCCTAGCGCTTCGGTAGAGCTAAGCATTGCGGCGTTAAGTTGTATAGCATCCATATCAAAAACGTTTTGCCCTTTACCCAGGGCTAGCGCTGCCTTATCTAGGGCCGCCTGGTCTTTTTTAGCTTTAGTCTTTGCTAGCTCTGCAGCTGCAGCTTTTTTAGCCTCTGCAGCTAGAGCCTTAGCAGACTTTAGGGCTAGAGCATCGGCGGCTTTTTTAGATTGGTAAGAGCTAAAACCACCGCCGCCACTTTCTGCCATACGCTGAGCAGCATCCTCGGCCTGGTATAACTTTCTAAAGGCTGCTAGCCGCTTAACCATTTCTATAGGGCTACCGCTGCTAGTAATAATATCTATCTGCCGTATCAAACGGCTAAAGCCCACTATGGCATCGCCTATTGCGCTAGCTATTGACTCGATAAGGCCTAAGGTCTTAGGTAGTCCACCCGCGCCGCCTAGAGTTGTAAGGGCCTGTATTAAATCTTTACCTAGTGACTCAGCGGCATTAGCACTAGCTACCGATAGTTTAGCTATTGATCCTGAAAGAGTATCGGCTGCAAGCTGTGCCTGGCCGCTACTTACCTTTGCTACCTGAGTTAGTATCTCGTCAAAGTTCATTGTAGCTAGCTCGGCTTTAGATATGCCAAGCCCGTACTTCATAAGGCCGCGAGTGTTACCTGCATAGGCCTTTGATAAATCACCTGCCACGCTTACTACATCTATGCCACTCATCGCGCTGAGGTCTAGTGCGGTCTTTAATAAATCCTGTGACTTGTTAAAATCGCCTGTAGTAGTAATAAGTTTCTGAAAGGCTGGCCTGAGTTGGTCATCAAGTACGCCATATTGTCGCTCTAAGTCGGCTATAAAAGTTTTAGTAGCAGGATCAGCAAAGGCTAGGCCTAAGTTATCTAAGGTCTTAGATAGCGTTCTAGCAGCTTTATCATCGGCGGCAAAGGCGCGTACGGCTTGTTTAGCAGCTTGTACGCCAAAGATGAGGCCAAAGCCTTTAGCTAAGTTTTTTACGCTTCTACTGAGTTGTTGCGTGGCTTTATCGGCCTGCGTAAAAGCCTTTTTACCTGTGTACTCAGCGGCTATATTTATTACTACGCTGGGATCAAGGGCCGCCATTACTTAACTCCCATAGCGTTATAGAATTTTATCTTTGAGCCCTCTATAGCTTTTAACACAGCGGCGTTAGTCTTACCGCCGTCCTCTTTCCAGGCTCTAAATATGGCACGGCCCTTCATTTTATTAGACCTGCGCCCTGCCCCTGTCTGATTATTAGCATCTACTATTAAGCCGTCCTCGTTAATAGCATCTATAAATTGCTTACCCGCATTAGGGTTGATACTGGCAGACTCTTTTTTAGTACCTCTGCGTATGTAGGTGTACTCGTAGTAACTTTTCTTTTTAGTAATCTCTGTACTTTGTCTGCGACCCTGAGGATTAACGCGGCCTGCAGTCTCATAAATAGCACCTGCCGCACTTGCATTAAATATACGGGCTAGGGCCTTAAAGCCCTGCCTATTAGGTTTTGATGGTGTGGTCTTATAACCTATGCCAGCTTTAGCAGCTTTTGTATCCCATAATCTATTCTTTTTAGTCCATAACGCGTTCTCTGTACTTTCGCCCCAGCCCGATAGCGGAGCCTCGGCAGGTATAAAGCCTCTAGCGTTTTTAACTATAGGGGCTAATAGGTTTGCTAACTCTTTGCGGGTTTCTTTTGCCAGGTCAGGGCTAAACTTTTTAATAGCTTTGCGGAGTTCAAGTGCGCCTCTTACCTCTACTGGCACTTTGCATCTCCTTTGCTCGATCCTTTAACACCTGCAATATATTAGCTAGCATTACGCTATCTAAATCTAGTAAAGTCTGGGGCGCGATGCCTGTTTCAACGGCTAGCTGCGCTATGAGGTAACCAAAGTTACCGCGCCCCACTACTCCAAAGGGTTATCGTCTAGCACCTCAACCTTAGCCAGGGTGTCTAGAAAGGCTGCCCCAAAGACGGGTACGGTTTCGCCGCTAGTGCGTATGCACTCCCAGGCTAGCCAGTACACATCTGATTGCTTTTCATCATCTCTAAAAGCTTTATGAAAGCCTTTTTTAGCGTATAGCTCAAAGGCATACTCAATACGCGGTGTTATCTGATGCTCAGATACCGATCCGTCAGCCCTTGTTATTTTAAGTTGTGCCATTGTCTTAGCCCCTTTGTTTGGTTAATTATGAAGTAGTAATAACGATTGCTGAATTACAGGTAAAGGTAATTGACTGTGTGGCAATATCGGCTACTGCGCCGTTAATGTCTGTAGTGTTATTTACCAAAATTGTAGTGCTGTATAGCGGGTTAGTTGCCGATACTGCGGCACTAGTCTGCTTTAGTGTTAGAGCTACTGTTGTACCCCAGGCGGCTTGCAGAGTTGCATTGACATTAGCGGCAGCTGTGTCGCTTAGAAAGTCAAGTGTAATAGTGCTAGCCTCTAGACCTTTTACAAACTTATGAGCTGTATCGCCCATAGCTGTAACCTCTAGCTCATCAAAGCTGCGGTTAATTGTTGCACTTGTAACGTGATCGGATAGGGCCACACTATTAAGCGTTACCACTACTCCATTACTTAAATAAACGGCCATCGCTTATGCCTCATCCTTTTCTTGTAGTGTTTCTTTTGGTTTGGTTTCTTTAACCTCGACAGGCAACTCTTGGCCTATCTTGATTAAAAATGCTTTATCTTCATCGGTTAGTGCCATAGGTCAGCTCCAAGCTGTGAGTACGTTGATTGTCATATCGGCCGTTAGTAAGTCACCGCTAGCCACACTTAATACGCTAGGGGCAGATATCGCACTAACGTTAAATACGATAGAGCTAGCAGCCAATAAATTAAATACGGCTACGCTCATATCCTCAATGCCTATAAAGTTTGCCTGGTTATCAAACATAGGCACAACCATAATAATCTTAAAATTAGCCAGGGGCGATATAGTCGCGCGTGAATTATTGGTAGGGGTAATGTATGGATCGGCTGGGGCTACCGTCACGCTGTTAGCCAATACCGTGCTTAATGGGTAGGCCGAGGTGGACCAGGCAGAGCTAGTTAAAGCTGCAGCTATTGTGCTGCGTAGCGTGGTAATTGCGGCAGTCATCTAGCCGACCATAGCGCTAGGGTTAAGATAGTTTGCTAGCAAGCCCCTAATAGATGCTATGAGTGTGTTACTCATCTTAAACGGACTAGGGCTATATCCATCTATGCCTGTGCCGCCGTTTTGTGTGCTAAAGCGCGCTGTCCATATATTCTCAGCCAGAATAAGCGCGGCGGCCTGTATGGCTGGGGTATTGGCGTATGTAGCCGTCTTTGTATCATCGCCTGTAGCCGTGCCGTATGGCAGTACGCGCCTAAAGTTTTGATCCGATGCAGTCTTGGCATATTGGATGAAGCTATAGCCCTGCGGAAATTGCCAATAGTTAAGCTGCATATTAAAGGCTGGCAGGATATTGCTAGTGCCTGTGCTAAATGGGATAGTAGCCGTAATAGTGTAAGTGCCGTTAAAGGTAGAGCCAGCCCCAGCAATAGTTACAGATTGGCCCGTAGTAAATATGCCAGGGTTGGCTACCATAACTGTAGCAACATTAGATACTAAAGCTGTGCCTACTACAGGCGTGTTATCAAACCATAGAAAGCCGTTAATTAAATCTTGAGCTGCCTGGCAGGTGTCTTCAATCCAGGTATAAGAATCGTAAAGAGTACCGACACCGAGGCTAGCTTTAAGCGTAGCGGCTGTTACGTATGTAGCAGGCATATCGGTACTCCTTACGTTAGGTGAGTAGGGCAAAGGGCTAAATATGCCCTACCCACTATTGAGTTATTGCTTAGGTGAAGTTAAATCGGATAATACCCTTAGGCATCTTGGCAATAGTTGCCATATAGCCATAGATGGCTACCTGTACCTGTAGGTTTGATACGACATTAACTGACATATAGGCAGTTGGTGACTGGTACACAGTAAAGGCCTCAGGTGCAAGGATAATTGCTGAGTCATCTACTGTAGTAGTAGCTGCAAAGTTCTTATCTACATAGAGATCAAGGCCAAGTACGTTACCGCGAATTGAGCCAGGCTGAGTTAAGCCGCCTGCGTTCATTGGCTGGCTAGCTGAATAAATAGGGCGGCCTGTTGAATCAACAGCACCAAGTAGTAGCTGCCATTGTGAGCCGTTAGCGATGTAGTTGTTAGCAAAATAGCCAGTAGCCTCATAAACCAAACGTGATGCCTCTGAGGTATAACCAATAATGCCAGCCGATGTTGCTGCCTGTGCAGTTGTAGCAACAGTACCCGCAGTTATGAGGGCCGCATTTACAGTTGTATCGAGAGTTTTCAAGTAAGCATTTTGTAGTTGCTGTGTTAGCTCAGAGTAAAAGTTAGGATCAGAGCGCTCTAAAAGCTCGATGCTAAGAGTGTTCATACCGCTGTACTTGTTAATTGTGCCTGAAAGATATTCTGTAACCATACCTGTATTTTGTACGGCTCCAGCTTCGGCCTCAACTGTTACGGCTGGGGCTACGCCTGACTGACCGCCCGCACTTGTAACCAAAGATGGCACGTTAATTGTCATACCGCTAGCAGGCAAAGTGCCACGTGAGCAGGCATCAATAGATGGTGTGCCAAAGCGTGTATTAGTTGGGAACTCGCTTAAGTATTGTGTCGGATTGAACGCTGGGTTTGTCGAAAAGCTGTCATCGGCTGCAGTTACATAAAGTTTAGAGTCCTCGTTACCGAGAGCTGCCTTTATCTTATGCTCTGTGTATGCGCCCATTGATGTAATAGGTGTACGTACTCGCTGAGAATCTAGCGGGTTAGATCGGATAATTGGCCGTGCTGCCTCTACTACAGGTGCAGCCTCGGTGCTATCCTCGGTTGTTGTTTCGGGGGCTGTAGTCACAGCGGCCTCGCTTTCGGTTAGGGTTGGTTGGTTTTCTTCTACTGTTTCGCTTTCGCTAGCAGCAATACTTTGCACGGCGGCACTTGGAAAGGCGGCGGCCTCGACTAACGAGACTTCGCGCAAAGTAGCCGCCGTCACCAGGAGATAACCTTTTTTAGGCTCGGAGGCTGTCACTTCAACCCCGACGGAAAGGCCGTCCATTAGTTGTTCCTGGGCTAGCAAAATTGCATCGTTACCGCGTGTACTTGCACTTATCTTAAAGCTAGCGTAAAGGCCATCCTCTGCAGACTGTATTGAAATCATACGCCCTACAGGCTGGCCGCTATCGTGTGACATTAAAAGTTTAATTTTATCAGGGTTAGCTGCAGTAATTGAGCCTTTGCTAAACATTACTTTACCCGCGCTTGTATAACCTATCTCGCCATCATAGGGCGCTATTTTGCCAGCTATAACGCGGCGCTCGCCTGCATCTACGGCTTGTACTACTCCGCTAAACGTTAAGATCATTACTTGCCCCTTCATTAAGGCCCATAGGGCTTAGTTGCTCCATACTTTGCGCTTGCTCTAAATCAATTAAACCTAAAGATAACATTTTTTCTATTGCATCTAGTCGAGCTGCAGTATCAGCGCGTAAAAACGTTTCATCTATAGCAAAGCGCACTATATTGCCGTGCCGTGTTATATCATCCATAGATAAACGGTTTTCTATTGCGCTAATAAACGGTTGCAAAGAATATGCTACAAACTCTTTGCGGCCATCTAATATATTTTGGTATGTCATCGAGTTATTCATATCTGCGCTTATGTAATATGCTGGCACGTTCATTAAACGCGCTATCTCTGTAGCTAGGTACTGGCTAGCTTCTGTGTAAAGCATATCTTTAGGGCTAAAGCCTACGGTCTGATAATCGAGAGTGCTAGTAAGATAGGCCGTTGATCGCGAAGCTCTCGCGGCCTTCCAAGCTGCAAGGATGCCGCTAACTTGTGCCTCAGGTAAATCAGCGCCGCTATTTTTAATAAATCCTGTAGCCATAGGAGTAGCGGCTGCAACGCTCGCCGCTTTCTGTACATCGAGCGCGCTTTGTATTGTGCGAGCGCCAGTTTCTAATACGCCAGGTAGCAAACTTTGGAAAGTGACAAGGCTGCCTATACCTGCCATAGGTGTTACAACACCATTAACGCTGTAGCTTTCTACTTCGGTGCCATCGCGGTTAGTTGTGGTTGTTACGCGATTATTAGCTATCCACTCAAAACCCGAGGGCCTGCCATCATCGGCATACAAACTCGTACAGCGCCAAAAGGCCTGCGAAAAAAAGAGAAGGCTGTCCACCGTCATAGCAATCATAACGCTACGCGGCATACGCATATCAGGCTGCTCTAACCATAACGGGCTTTCTAATTCTTTGCCTGTTTTTTTATTGTATAACTCTAAATCTATACTAGAGATAATACCTGCAATTAAATTACGGCACCTGGCAACACTTGGCACTTGCAGCGCGGTATAACGATCCATCATCGGCGCGCCATTAGAGCTGCCGTATAAGCCGCCGTAACTAAATACACCTGCACCGTAACCTTGGTTAATCAAGGCAGGGGCTAACTGGGCGGTTACATCTTTTTTAGTTATGCCTAAAGTTTGTAATAGACCCATAGGGCGGATTATAGGTTATCCACAGATAAAAGGTTATGCACAGCCCTCGGCGTGTCTAACTATAAACCTTAGCCTCAGATACAGGCTGAGCTAGTACGTGAATCACCATAGCTAGGCCGATAGGTATATCTACGGCTCCTGCAGATTTTCGCCTTACAATACGCCAGCTACTATCGTTAGTTTTAGCCGCGCAGTTGCTCATCTGTTGCACGAGTTGATCCTGGCCCGAGTGCCGCAACCTGTCATTGGTAAGGGCATCGTAAAAATCCGAGCAGGCAGTATAGAAAGACTGGCCCGATACGTCGCGTGTCTGAACGCCACTCATCATTAAGCGCTGAGCTATCGAGGCCGTAGTGTACTTGTCATAGCAGACTACACGTGGGTAGTACATATCGCACCATTTTTTAATACTTGCCGCTATGACTAGCTCATCTACTGCAACCTGCGAGCTGTAGGTTTCAAGTACGGCTACGCCTATTTTGCCTGAGGGCAATATCTGCCCCATAACCAGGCTTGCATCGCGCCTGCTCGGGCTAACATCAAAGGCAAAGACTGTTAAAGGCCCAGGGGCCATAGTCAGGTTAATATCGCTGGCATCTTCGACAGAACCGTGTGGCCACGGTGATTGTAGCGAATCTATCCATTGACAGAGCGTTTCTGTCCTAAATTGCTCGGTGCTTTGTGTCGTGAGCGCCTCGGCTATTGAGGCCTCTGTGATGAGTACGCCCAGGGCAGGATTGGCCATAGCCCAGGCTTTACGATCCGTTAAAGCTGCAAACTGCGGGGCGCTGTACTCGTAGTAGCCCATAGACTCGGGCGGGTGCGATAGGCAGCGCTCGCGTAGGTCATTAAGGGTAGTACTAAAAGCATCGCCGCTGTTACTCGCTAGTAGTGTTTGCGCGTTAGGCCTAGCTCGCGTAACTGGTAAAGCTGCGCTGTAGGCCAACTCATCTACCTCACGTAACTCATCTATAAATAGAAAATCAGCGGTAGCTCCGCGAGCGCTGTCACGGGTAGCCGCCTTGACATCAAGCCTTGCCCCACTTTTTAAGATAATGGCCTCAGAGCCGTTAGTGTACTTAACCTGTTTAAGCTGGGCGCGTAACTTGGGTGCAGCCTCAATAGCATCTACCACTTCTCTAAAGGTAGTCAAAGCCATAGCCCTAGCACTAGAGATAATGACGTGGTTACGCTCGTTAAATAAGAATAAGCCCCCTAATATCCGCATACGCGCTAGATGGCTTTTGCCGTTCTGCCTGGCACATAAAACCAGCGCAGTCTTGCGTATGAATTGCTTATTCTTATCTATTGTCAGTAGATCGTCTAATACGTAGCGTTGCCAGCTCAATAAAGGCAGGCCGATATCCTCGGCAAGCTCCGCGACTTCGCCACCTCGGGTTATGCCTTTTAGCGGTGTGTTTTCTAGGCGTGGCCGCGTTGCCCCAGTACGCGGCTGGTTAGGTTTGGTAGCCATTAGGTTTTATCTTGGCTCTCCTGGCCCTTACAGGGGCCTTGTAGGGCCTGTACGGCTGTCCTCGGGGAAATACAGGAACG